TTGAACTCCTTGAGCTCCTTGAGTCCCTTGAGACTCTTGAGCTCCTTGAGCCTCTTGAGCCTCTTGAGCCCCTTGAGCCTCTTGAGCCCCTTGAGCCCCTTGAGCAACAGCGGTAGCTGCAACTCCTGCAGCTATAACAACTGGAGCTATAGCTTCTCCAATACTTTTAAGATATCCATTCTTGTATAATAATTCAACTGCTTCTCTTGCTGCATGAACTCGTTCATCATCCGTATAACAAAATGGTGTCAAAAAAAAGCTTTCAATACCTGATGCAGGTTTATATCTTGAAAGTGGTAATACACTAAAATATTGTAAATCTATTTTATATACGTATTTTCGTATTAATGCTCTTGGAATAACAAACCAAAAAAATAATGCACCATAAATAAAATTTAAAATTCTAAATGGAGCATTATATCCGATTGCTTCATTTGCTGCTAAATATCCTCCAGCTATCATTAATATAACGATTGCAAGTATTTTAATAGCATATATTACACCTGAACTAATTTTACTTGCAGCCCTACTTGGCTTAATTTTACTTCTTTCATTTAAGGTTACGGCATCTTCCTGAGCTCTTGCAGTATTTTCTGCTTCTTCTCTTAATAATCTTGCATCCTTTTCAGCTCTTTCTTTAGCCAAAACATCATTTTCTCTTTGAACCGTCTGTTGCTCTGCATAAGCAGTTGCATCAGGATCATCAACATATTGTGAAATCTGATAATTAATCTTAGTATATATCTTTGAAAGCAAACTATCCTCGCTTTTTGATTTGTCAGTATTACCACCCATCCACCAGCTACTTTTACTATCATCTGTATTACTACCAGCCACTGGACCACTATCACTTTTTGATTTGTCTCCACTATCTCCACCCATCCACCAGCTGGGATTGCTCATCTAATTATAATCATTTTTATAGACTAAAGAATATTACGTGTATTATGTTGCATATTTCATACCTCCCATTCCACCTTCTATTACTAAAAAGTTAATACTCTCAACATAAACTGAATAATTATATACAAATAATGAATTTGTAGCTAAAGGCCATGGATCAATATCAATCTGAAAATTTTTTACTCTACTTGTATTTAATGAACCACTGGGTTTCATCCACTTAGATGTATCCAAGGCAAAACTATAAATTGCCAAGCCTGGTGGAAATACACCCGTAGCATATTTCCAAGAACTTAATTCATTAAAATATTGTAACGACTTTATTTCCTGGATTTCATTGCCATCACATACAATTCTGATATTATTTATAATATCTTGTTGCATTGCCGGTATTAAGGTTCCAGAATATCCTCCAGATGGAATTGCTGAATAAGCAGGAATAAATGGAGCATTTGGATATAACCACCAATTTGTGAAATTTGTCCAGGAATTCAGATTTTTCAAGTAATCAGACCTTCTAGGTAATATAATTATACGTGGAACTGGATTATGTGTATATAAATCAAATAATTGTCTAGTTGAATTATTATCATATTTATAATTTGTTACCTGTCTTACAATATAGGTTAGAGGCTTTGTAGCAAATGATCGTCGTTCATCATCAGTTAAATAAATATAAGTGGCCTGTAGTCTAGGATTGAGAGGCCAAGTATTCAAGGTTGGAACTGTGTAACCAATATCTGTCAAATATTGTCTAATATATATTCCAGGGTCTGCATCACTTGCATAAGATAAATTACCAGATTGTAATTGTGTTAAAGAAGAATTAATCTTATTTTCAGGTCTAACTCTATAACCAGACGGATCTAGGACGGTATAGAGATCTCTTATTGGTCTGAGTGTAAGCTGCACTTCGCATTCGTGGTATTGTAGGGAAATAAGAGGAAGAGCTAAACTAGGACTTTGAGAAAACCAGAAGGAAAGTGGTAGAGTAATATCACGCCCTGGGATAGAAGGGAAATTTGTTTGTGCTTGTATATTAGGATCTTGATTTTGATAGACATTGGGATATAGGCCAGATACTCTGGTTAATCTAGTTCCAGCTGATACGCCGGAGTATTTTCCATTAGCTGGATTATACATCTCAGGAATATCTCCAACCAGTTGTTGCCATTTATTATATTGAGTTTCATCTTGGTCAGTGAATGCAGTTGAAATGATATAGTCACTATCGAACTCCTGAACCTGAGTTCCTCCAATTAAGAATACTGCATTTTGTATAATTTGGGCACCAATATATCTTACCCATTGAAATTGGTATTGACTTCTTCCAAACGTAGCACCAGGTGTGCTTGGATTAAAATATTTCGAGTAAATATCTGGAAGGGAAAAGGTGAAATAGAGATCAGATAATAAGTCACCGATGCGCTGAATCTTTGCACGAAGTTGTATTGGTTGATCAAAGAAAAGTTCTTGTGGACCTTCTAGGGGAATGGTCGCAGATTCAAATGCAAAGTGACTGTATTTTTTAAGAATCATGTAGAAATAAGTAAAATCTGGATTTCCACTGAGGATTACATTTTGAGAACCGTATGCGACTAAAATATATAGACCACCTCCTGGCATATCTCTTCTTGTTACTACGAAACTAGAAGAGATGTGTTTTAGATAGGGGCTTCGCCCCTATGACCCCGTCCATAGACCCTGATTACTAAGCCCCTAAGATCTTAAGATATACTAAGTATAAATGGGGGGGGTCATAGGGGCACAGGCGAAGCCATGCCCCCCTATTATGGACCTTGCTTATTCACCCACCAAGTATCAGATAGATATGGTCCAACTGTCATACTATCACTTCCATTACTATCAATCTTCTTAGAAGGACCCATATTAAATAGAGTTTGAATTTCAGTATATGTTAGTGCATAACCAAAATAATACACTCGACTTATCATGCCATTAATTGCTCCATTAAATGTAATTGATGATAAATAACCAGCTGTATCAGAAGAAAACATAGGATCTTTTTCAAGTGATCGTGTATTTGTTTTGGTCAATGTTAATTTACGATTATTAAAAGCATATACATTTCCGTAATTCTGGTAAGGAGGTGTATTATTACTTAATGCCATCTTGCTCTTCAGATTTCCATTAATATATACATATAATGTATTTCCTTTGCATGATACTACAAGATGAAACCACTTATCAACTGGAATATTCTCAATGTCACTGTAATTATCCCATGTATCATAGCAATTCATAAATACACGCAATTTATTTGTATTTCCCCAGCAGAATATTCCTGGACCCAATAAAGGATAGGTTCTACCATATCCCTTATGTAATATATGGTATAATGAAGAAGTGTCTGAATTATTAAAGGTGTCGCTATTTATATAAATAAAGAGTGAATAGCTAAACTCTATGCCGGATCTTTGATTATCTGAAAAACTTATAGTCTTAGCTTCAGGAAGATTAGGATTTTGAAGAACAGTATACATTTTAGGGCCGGAAACAATTGTATTAGCAAAGAGTTCAATTCTATCTTTATACATTCGCGTAACTGAATTATAGAGATATTCACTGCCCGATAATGCTAAATATACTATAATAACAAGAACAACACCAAATAGCAATTGTGAAAAAGGATTTTCGCTAGTAGCTACTGATAATACTTGTGCATCTGCCATTCTATCTATCAGTTGTAAAAATGGTCAACTAATGTTTGCCCATTTTTACATCTAAATTTTATATTTAATTGAATAGTTAACGAGGAATTAAATCATTTGTTGAGAAGACATTCGTATTATTTTTTTGAAGTGTCAATGAATATTGTGTAGGATCTAAACTACTTAGAGACCAACCAGAAAATGGTCCCTCTTGATAATTAGTATATATTCTATCCGGAGTATATGCCACATTTGCTGCACGTGTCATTCCAATTAATCCACCAAAACTATCTGGGCTACCAAGAGTTAATGTTGGAACATCACCATCTACCTTGAATAATCCAGGTAGAACTGAACTACGAGAAAGCTTACCATCCATATATACATCCACTGTTTTGCCCATCATTACCACTGTAATATTAACCCATCTCTGGATATCGACTGACTCAATATCGCACATTGGCATACCATCTGTATCAGAATATACAGGGCTTCCTGCAACAATAGTAGGAAGGCTGGTAACATTTATTAAGGATGCAGTGCTACTTGTATCGTGACTTAATCTCACACCCAACTTATTTGTATTTTGTCCCAAATACATAAGGAGTGTATAATAAGTTCCACCACCTCCAGATAGTGTTAGAAATGGCTTATTCTTACCAACTGAACCAGATGCACCCCAGTTTGTCACATAAATCCATGTGCTTACAGAATATTCGCCACCAGGATATATTTGAGGAACTACTGTTCCCCTATATACAGCACCCGTAGTAGTAGAAGTTCTTGAAGGGAGTCCATCAGATGGAGATGAATATATTACCATATCTTGCACTCCACTATCTCCTCCCTGTAACGATTTCCAGAGATAATATAATGTATAAATCAAGAATATTACAACTAGAAGATATATAACCATTTGATTGAGTTCCATTGTATTCTATTGTTAATAAATAGTTTATGCGTATGGACTATACCATTGTTCCATTGATTCTGGCTTTTTTGGAGTATTGCAATTTCCAGCCGGGCACCACAAATTTGCAAGTATTAAATCGACTGAAGGTAATTCAGGTATGAAATATGAAAGTAATGAGTATATATTTATTGGTTTATATGGTTTTCCAGAAGTATCTACTGATTGATTTACTAATTCTTCAACCTCAGGAGTATTTAATGCCCTTGGAGAAATACTCATTAATGATATAGTTCCACTTAGACGAGGATCTCCTACAGTTAAAGGAACAGTAGCATCAAAATCAGGCATTGCCGTACAAGTATGAGATAAGGTTAATTTTCCATCTAAATAAATATTGAATTTACGACCCTTCTTAACAATTATAACACATGTCCACTTTTGCATAGGGAATTTAGAAATTTCCATTTTTTCAGGTTCTGTATTGCCTTTTGTATAAATTTCAAAAATGGCAGGTGATAAAGTCATATCACGTCCAGCATCAGGTGCAACTAAAATCTTAAAAGTTTGTTTAGATCCTATTTGAACTACCTTTGCATATTCATTACCTGAATGACCAGTCCTATCATTTATTACTGGATTTATATAAAATATAAGCGTTGAACCTGCCTTAGATGACCAAAGAGTTTTTAATGATTCACTTGTAACAACTTGTGTTTCACTAGATAAAGATATATCATCAGGACCAATATTTTGAAATTGCACAGGAGAAAGAAAAAATGTAAAGAAAATATAAATCAAATATGAAAATAATACAATTGCAAAAAGTATTAAACCAACTTGCATCATGCTAGACATCGTATTGTAATAAAGAAATATGGCAATTACACATCCTATTAATAATAATGTCACTATTATTATTTTAGCCTGATCATACATAGTCATATTTGAAATTATTCTTTCTATATCCATCTATTCGTATATTATAATAAAATGTCTGGTGTTTTAAATTTATTAGCACTTGTTAAATCACTCATACGTCCTCTCATTTCAGATGCTGAGGCCGCATATCCAAATGCTCTAACTTTTAATACCTTGATTCCTGCTGATAATACTATTGGAGGACTGTCGGCAGATTTAATATTTGATGGTGCAAATATCTTATCACCGCTAGCTGGAGCTTTAGGAGCATGTGTAATACGTTTTGTATTTACAAGAAGTCCATTCAAATAAGATTCCATAATATAAGGAGAAACAGTTATACCTATGCGAAATGGGGTGTGTATAGGAACATTATCAATAGTAACACTCCCTTCATTTCCATCTTTATCAAATGATGTAATATATACCGTATTTTTAGTATTATTTAGATACATTTGTAATGATGGAGTAGTTACACTTTGTCCCATTAAAAAGAAGATACGAAATTTTTCTCCTGATGGAAGAATCTGCGGATATTCATCATTTATAAATACATCGACTGTCAAACTATAAGTTGTCTGTGCTTCTAAGACAGTTACTGATAGAGGTGCTACTTGTCCAGCAGCTACAGGTGGCACTGAACCGATTGTTATATTTGATACTTGGGTATAATCTTTCCAAAATACTTGTGATAAATCTGTGCCGGGTATTGGAATATAACCTGGAGAACCAGGTGTTCGTTGAAAAATTGGTGTAATGAATTGATCAACACCAAGTAAGATAATTCCAATTAATAATATACCTGCGATAAAATACATTAAAATACGGACAAATCCAGAACCTTGAACAGGAACACCAATTGCATTTTTTGCTTCAGGAACACCTCTGGATGGCCCAGCTCCTGGAATTCTTAAATTTCTTCCAAGTGTCGATACATTTTTTAGAACCTCTGATATTTTATTAGCTCGACTCTGTTCCATATCTAAATTACTCCTTCTTTTTCCTGGTGACTGATTTTTTCTTTTCTAGGATACCTGTCTTTGGATTATATCCAATACGCTTATAATAAGGAAGAGAATCCTTCGCCTTACAGTCAACCAACTTCTCTCTCAGATAACAGACAAAGGACACACGACTGAAAAGTTTCTCTATTCCCTGGGTCCCTGTTTCCTTGTCATTACGATACACGTCTTTCAGGACCGCATTGTATTTCTTATCTTCTGCAGACTCAGTGAGCTCCGTATTACAATGCCACTCATGCACATCCATGGCCACGAAATCTCCTGTTCTCAGATTAATGCCCACCTTGTAACGGGGGAAAATAGTGAATCCACCGCCGTATTTTCCTCGTTCAATTACTGATAGGTTGCCAAAACCTTCTCTCAAATCCCCCGCATCCATATGAAGACCAGTGCGGAAATTGCGATTGATGGTCACTGAAGAAAATGCGGTATCCTTAATTTGGAATGCTGAATTGCCCGCGGCTCTCTTATGCTGAACCTTATAGCGATCTGGGACTAGATCCTTAAAGAGGCTATCAATGGCTTCAATGTAAGGGAGGCCTTCCTTGTATTCATTAAAGTAGCGTTGAGTATAAGATGTCAGACGACAAGGGAGTCCCATGAAAGGCGTTTTCTCAAAATATCCAAGCACCGAGGAGAATACATTGTTATTTACACGCATTTTGGATAGTTTTCCT